AACCAACTCTGGGTGATTTTTAAGTAAGAATGAGTAAATTGGTTCATTCTTGCCTACACGAATTCTCCTAATATAGTAGTCGTTGTGCCATGCGTGAATGCCACTCGATGTGCCAAGGACTAATGACGTGGTGCCGGCTGGCTTAACACAGGTAGCTCTTGCTGCAGGAGAGATGCCTATAAGCTTTGCCACTAGAGCGTTTTCTTTCCTCACTACTGCTGCAGCGGCTTTCATATCTAAATCTAGAACTTTTCCTGATGCAATACCAGTCATACTAACACCCAGCAAAGCATCCTTGTCAGTGTTCACTTGCCACACAGGACGTAGATAATGAAAATCTGTATATCCTGCCTGTAATGTCCCGATAAAGGATGCAATACGTGCGCGCTCTTCTAAGTCCTTCTGGTTTTCTACATCGCTGACGTTTATCTCCGTCAAATTACAAAATTGACATGATCTCAGAGATATCTCATGACATGGGTAAAATCCTCGCTCTTTGTCATTGGTGAAAGAAAATCCTGGTTCCCCTGCCCCGCTAGCCTGAATCCTTTCCCATAATCCTAGGAACATCTCTTTAGTTATTCTATGCCGAAGAATAACAACCGAATTGTTAGCGCGGCCGCGTTGGGGGTTCTTCTCCCACCACGCTCCAGTCTTCGAAGATATCATGTCCTGATCGTCTGCGGAAAACAAAGATATCATTGCGGCGCGGCGGATGCCACCTGCTAATACTGCGTCTGCGACGTGGCACATAATATCATGAGCCTCTACGGATTCTAAGCGCTGTCCGTTTTCTTTGCCTTCGAGTATCCCTTTAATTTTCAACAAGCACTCTTTAAGGGGTTGTGGGCCGGGCGCTTTGCCACCAGAAGTGACGAGCCTTTCGCCCTTTTGTCGGATGTCGCCATAATCAAATCGAACATGGCTGCTCCTATACCCATAATAGGTTTCCATCAAAACCTTAACTGCGTCTGCCCAACCCTCAATGCTATCCTGTATGAGATATCGGTATGTCCTATTCGATGTTGGTTTTCTAACCTCTGGCAGCTTCTCGATATGGTGCTTTTGTACTGAAAAGCCTACACCTGTGCCGCCCAGCAACAAAAACATGGACTCGCTAAACGCCCTATAATCGTCCAATGCCACGAAGGCACAGTTAAATATCCTCGATGGGTTTATTTCAATTGGCTTTCCGCCGAACTGCATTGATCTCATCGAAGGGAGCACTTTTCTGTCATGAACCATCTTATACGCTTTTCTTATCCTAAGCTCCACTTCAGGAAACTTCTTAATGTGCATATTCATGTTTCTAGTTACCAATTCTTCCCAAGTCTCTCTTCTGTTCTCTGCAGGTAAGAATCTTGCGTACTTCATATGCACCGTGATATCAGATAATATTTCGTTAGACAATTCATTCATGTTTTTTTCTCCTTCTTGTAAGTGTTGTATTTTTCCTTTAATAATTCCCTTTGGTGTTTTGCTGCGTTTTCTATTACATCACCCACAGTCTCACTTGTCGGTGGCAGTACTTTGATTTTGACATTACTAGTGTCCATGAAGATAGGAAAAATTAAACCGTCGGGCCCGTTCCTATTCTTAGCTACGAATATTCTACCCCCGTTTACACCCTTGTCTTTGATGGTTCTAGAGATTGTGAATATAAAATCTGCTACAAAACATTTGTTAAAAGCTTCCGATATGGACTCCATTGTTATAACTTCTGCATTTAATCCTGAGCGGTTAGTTTGTGACGCTGTCCACACAGGGCAACGATTTATTTGGGCTAATCCTCTCAACTCTTCATAAATAGTTTCTAGTTGATGTCTTTTCTCATCTTTTCGTGAACCTGCAGGTTTTATTAAATCTCCGTAGTCTACAATTATTATATCGGGGTCGAAGCCGCGCATTTTCATCTTTTCTAAATGATTCTTAATTGTCTGAATACTTGCCGATCTTGTTGGGTATTCCTTAACAATTAGCTTGCCCTCTATGCCTTGAATCTCTTCATATATCTTTTCCTTGAATGCCTTCAAGTCTGACAATCCTACGCCGGTTATCGCGCTGTCATATCTACTAGCGACGATAGTGTCCGCTAACTCGAGCGTGTAATGAACAACGTTCTTTCCGTCTTTTAGAGCTTGAGCACCGAGGTGCACCAGCGCCATACTCTTTCCGGCGCCAGTGGGGGCTATTACTACCCCAAGTTCTCCAGAGCCCAAGCCACCGGTGCACAGAGAATCTATCTCTTTCCACCCTGTAGTAACTGGACTTCTTTCTTTTATTTCGAATCTTCTCTCAAAGTCAATATGATAATCATACCCAAAGTCGTTATCACTACCAAGTTTAATAGCCTCATTAATAATCTCGCTAACCTCGTCAAATGACGACTTCTTTATTAAATCCACAGACTTAATAAGCGCCTCCTTGAGCTTCTGCTTTCGACAAAAATCAAGCGCGACGTCCTTAATGTAATCAGAACCTTCAACTTCTAATTTAGTCGAAATTGTATGTGCGAAGTAATCGCGGATACGAACTTTTATCGCGTCTGTCTCTTCTCTTAATTCAGTCCTTACAACTGATAACATAATCTTTTGAGTTGGGTGTACGTTATATTTCTCTCTGTAATTCTTTATAAGTCCTACAAAAACTCTCAAATATTTCAATTCTAAAAACTCGATGTCAAGAACCTCAAATATCTGATCAGCGAATGGTCTGTCTACCAGTATAAGCTGACATAAACTTTCTTGAAAAGATTTTCCATACTTGGAAAAATTTTCTTGTTCTTTGCTCATTAAGTGCCTTTCTTTGTAAGATTAATTATAGCTCAATAGTAGCTAAAATGCAAGCTATTTGTTCGAATCTGAAACAATTCTATTAAAAGTTGTAAACAAGTCGAACAGCGAAACTTCCCCAAGTCCGTCTTTCATCATTTCAGTGCGGAGCCCACTTTTGTTGAATTCTGGATGAAATTCTGTCATGCATTCTCGTACTTTAGCGTGTGTCTGAGCGGATAAAGACGGTACGTACAGCTGCATCATCTTATAGTTTTCCCTGACGATGCTTTGGTTCTCAACGACAGTGTGGTGCACCTTAAGCGGGGCATCTTGAGAAAGACAGTCTTTCACAATATCGTCTAAGAAATAGCTCTTCTCTTCAGATAAAAAAGGAAACCTCTTGGCGACGGTACCCATTCCCACGCCCATTAAGCCAGGCAAGTTATCGCTAGTGTCTCCAACCATCGCTTTCGCTAAGGCAAAGTTGCTTGGGTGTACACCGTATTTTTTAATGAGAGTTTTCTTATTCAATATCTCTTTCTGAGTTGGGCGGTATATCAAAGTTTTATCATCCAACAACTGAAAGAAGTCCTTATCCGATGATACTATTACCTTTTCCCAGTCTTCGTGTGATGGATGCTGGACAACTGCTGCAATGATGTCATCTGCCTCTACGCCGTCTTCCAAAAGCTGAATTACAGGGGTACAATTCAAGTATTCCAATACTCTCGATAGTTGCCACAACTTATTTGTCGCTTCTTGTTCCTCTGTCATAGTCCTTACATCTCTATTTAGCCTTACCCTGGCGGCGCGTGGGACAGGGGGAGAGCGCCCTGCTTTATAATTTTTGTTAATGGACTTTCTTTTTTTTGATCCACCCTCACCGTCCCAGACAACAACCACCTTGTCAGGCTTAATTTTTCTAACTAGCGTATTCAAGATTTTAAGAAATCCCTTGCATCCGCCTACGGGCTGGCCATTCGCTGACATGCTAGGATCTACAATGTAAGATCTTGAGAATTGGTTCAATGCGTCTACTACCATCAGTCTCATTACTTTCTCCTTTTTAAAAAAATAAGCCGCCTGTTAGGGCGGCTTTTATAGTTAGGGGCACTAACTATTCTTCTGTAGTTCCAGTCTCAAGATCATAAAAATCTGAAGCCTTCCCTGTCCTTTCGGAAAACTTTTTAATAACATCGTTATCCATCAAGTGCAGTACTCTTGCTCTAAACTTTTCGTTTTCCAGCTTCTCAACCCAACCCTTGCGTTGGAACTTTTCCTCCGAGCCGTCCTCATAAACAATCGAAAACCAAGCTCCAGTCTGTTTTAGGCTTTCAGAAATCTGAATTGCATCAAACCAACTTTCCCTATCTTGGACACCGATTTCTCCACTGTCTCCCCAAAGTATCTTAAAGTTGCAAGTCCTACCTGCCGTGCCGAACCTAGATTTCTCTATCTTCGCCTTAACTTCTGATCCAATCCTGAAGCCGTTAACGTCCGTCACATACGATGCTTTCGCTTTTCTCCCAGTAAGCCAAATCCTCAAAGAGTAAGAGTAAGGCAAGGACTTGCCTCCCGGTGTCATATATGGGGTTGTCATCGCTTCAGACGGAGAACGAGTTATATTGGTTTTTAGCTGATTCAATACCAGCAATGTTGCATCAGCATTAGCGATAGGAACAACCAACTTGGACATACCCTTCGACAAGATTCTAGCCTTCTTCCCGACTTCCGAATTCGGGTTAAAATCTCCGGCAATGTCTGAAACCGAAGGAGTCAAAGCGAGAGAGTCCCAAATAAACAAAAGCCTATTACCAGTCGCTAGCAAGTCTTCTATTGTCTCCAGTACAAATTCTACAGATTGTGCCTGAGTGTACAACAACCTCTCTAAATCGCAGCCTGCTCTCTCCAGGAAGTTAGGATCGATTGCAGACTCAGAATCGAAATATACGACGTCGATGCCCATCTTTTGGGCATTTGCAGCAACCTGAGCTGCCATAAAGCTCTTGCCCGTAGATTCCAGGCCTGCAATCTCAGATATTTTGCCCACTGGGACACCTGCCAACTTGCCCTTGCAAGTGATGGAGTCCAGCCACCTAGATCCTGTCGGAATCCAATCCTTTACCTCAGTGGGGTTGTCCTCCTTGAGACTATAGGCAACAGTAGAGCCTGCCCTCTTGTTAACCAAGGACTTCATTTGCTCGAATGAAACCTTGCCTGTTTTAATTTTGCTAATTTTAGCCATCTTATACCCCCTGTCGTACGATTGTGAATCTCTAATTATTAGTGTCCTCTGCCACGTCAACTAATTCAATTTCAAAATTTAAAGTTTTGCCTGCCATTGGATGATTAAAATTCAACAATACAGTACCCGAATCACGAATCTCCGCAATGGTTGCCTGTACCGGAGCATCCTGCGGGCCCGTGCCATGCACAATATTGCCGACATTAAATTCGAAGTCATCTGGAAACTCTTCTTTTGGAATTTCCTTAAAAAGTTCCGGATTTTCCACCCCATATGCCTCGGTTGGCTTAAGTGTGATATTCTTAGTCTCACCAATTGCCATATCGCGGACTGCAGTGTCAAAGCCCTCAATTAAAACACCAGAGCCCACCTCGAAGGTAAGTGGCTCGTCTCTAGTCCTAGAGCTGTCGAATTCCGTTCCGTCCGCGAGAGTGCCCACATAATGGACGCTCACAGTCTTGCCTTCTGTCAATTGCTTATTCTTATTTTTTTTAGACATTTGATATTACTCCTTTTTTTTATTATTGTACATGTGAGGCACCTCTTCCCCGTGCCTCCCTGCGGGTATCTTTCCCCAAGAGGAAGATATCTAATAGGCGTCTACTCTACTAGCCATAGATTAGCCATTTAGCAAATCATTAAATGCCGCTTCGACAGAATCTTGATTTTGATTAGCTGCTTGGGTAGTGCCAAACTTTTCTACCTGGTTGGTTGAGCCGCCATCATTAGATAGAAAGGTGTCCAACAAGCCAGAAACTTCGTCTGTAGTCTTTCTCTCAAAAATCGTCTCAAAATCTGGGACTGTGTCCAACAACTCTGCACATCGTTCATCGCCGCCGACGGAATCATTACACAATACGCTCTTTCGAGGCCTCGGGCGGATATCAGTAGTCGGAAAGGACGCACCTGGGGCTTTACCATAAAGCACTTTCAAGTCGTTGCCCTCTTCAACGTCCGTGATATCACCATAGTCCGGATCCAAAACAATATTGAGCAGCTTTTGGTATGCCTGCTTTCCGTATCCCCAGACTCGAATTCCTTCCGTCTCCTCTCCCCTCACCAGGACAGGTGAGAAAAATCGTTGCTTAGCGAACATATCCTTTGCAAGCCTCTTACTCTCTTCAGTCCCCTCATTCCACAGCTTGCTTCCAAAGTCACAAACCGGACATGAGTCTCCAAAATTTCTCTTAGGACACAGAAACCCACCCTTTGCAACGTTGTAGTGAAACCAACGCTCCTTGAAGGGATCTCCGTCCGAAGTGGTAACAATTCGAACGTTATTCTCTCCGTCTTGCGGCCGCCAGAACATCTTCCTAGCGCCATCCTTGCCTTGAAGGGCGCTCAACTTTGCCCTCATTCTGTCAATATCAATAGCCATAATAAATCTCCTTATTGTTTTTTTGCTCACCGGCTAAAGTAAGTCGGCAAATTTCCCGACTCACTAACAACATTATATTACTATTTTGTCATCTTGTCAAGTGTTTTTTTCTAATTTCTGAATATTTGAACTGTTAGCCATAACATATACGTAATCGTGCTCATAATCCGTTGAATATATCCCATAACTAACTTTTGTACTTTCAGTTAACTTAGATTTAACCTGGTTAACTATCTGCCTGAATAAATGCTTCTCTGTTTCCAACTTATGTTGGGAGATTGCATAATAATACCTCTTTTCCCGCGGGTTGTCAAGAGAAAAGAAAAATTTCTCTTCACCGCTTTCAAAACCAACGAACCCGAAAGTATAGATTCTTGCCGTATTGCCAGGGGGAGAGAATGTATCAGATACTGATTGTGTGTTATTGAAAACATTTACCATATGTATCGTAGAAACCAAAAAATCGTTTATTGTCTCATGATAATTCATTATAGTAAGATTTTCCACCAAAGGTTCCATATGAACGTTTGACGCCAAATATAATTTGTCGAATACGCCAGATCTGGTATATTCCTGCAGAACGTTCCTGACTACCCTCTCTTGCTTTGTTTTTATTTCTCCTAACAATTCTACCTCAGGCACTATACAAAGTATACTAATTTTACAATTGTTTTTTTTCAACTGTTCAAGCGCTATTAAAGAAACGCTGGCAACTGAACTGGCGCCGCATACAACAAAAAGCACCGAAGTATCTTTAACTTCTTCAAAGAATACCGATAAGTCAGGAGGGTTGTTCTCATAATCTTCTGGAATTTCAAACGATGGCAGCAAAAAACACCTTTCCCCCTCCTGCTCTTCAACGTCGATTTTGTACGTACCATATTGTGCATACTTCTCAAATTTTCTGGTAACATTGCAGCCTGCAGTACCTAAACCTACTACTATTTCCACGTTATCTCCTTAAGATTTCCATAATTCTTGCCAGCGCTCACATTAACATTGAAATTTCCAAACCTTGTATCTCGCAAGGTGTTGACGATGCTAGTTAAAGATGCCCTGTCCTCCATAGAATAGTCAATTACTATTGAATCGTGCACGGTAAAACATATTTTTGATTTCTTGTCAGACAAGACGTCATGTGCCTCTATCGCCTTTTCCAAAACCAAATCACTGGTTGTTGATTGTACCAGATAATTCAATGCATGATGTCTGTCTGACGCTATGACTCTTCCGTACGGGGTTTTTACTTCCTCACCATTCCAATATTCTAAAGATACATTCTTGTCATAATATTTTTCTAGCATGTAATCACTAGCAGTTGGATTATATAGCCATGCAAAAAACCTCACCTTCATTTCGCTCCGCGTTGTAAGCGATCGGGCACAATTTGTCAAATTCCACTCATGGATATCTTCGTTTGGTTGTGGCTTCCCAGACAGCGCCAACAAAGTCCTTATCTCTGCGCCGTTATAATCAAGCTCCACAAATAAATCATTTTTAGGCTTAAGTACACAGCGATGATCCCTGTCTAAAGTCAATGCAGGAAAAGTGTTCTTTAAAGTTGTCAATCTTCCAGTTTTTGTTCCATATAGATTATACCTCACATTTGGCTTCATCTTCAAAAGTTTCTTATAAAAATTTCTAGTCTTAACTTGGTGAAAATTGGCTTTAAGCTCGGCAGGTGCAATGTTTAAATCCTGTGCCGAAATGTCTTCAAGCATTTCGTGCACGGACGATAAGAACTTGTAATTCCTTGGCTTTTCATAGCTATTTAAAATATGATAACATATTTCATTCCGGATATTGTAATAATCTTTAAGAAATTTCTCAGGTACCAACTCAAAAAAGCAATTCTCATCGAGAGAGACTTTGGAAGCTTGAAGTGCTCGAAAGAATGCCCTCATCTTTCCCTCTGCTGCAGCAAACTCTACAGTAAGGTTTCCAGGGCAAGAATCCCTTAAAGTGGCACCCGAACTAGCGACATAAGCGTAGTCCAAGACACCCTTACATGCTTGCAGGGAAGGAGAATACCTCCACGTGGCACTGAGGGCTTCCCAATTTATATCTTCCAGTTGAATGTTACCATCGGCATATATACCCAAACACTCTGCTTTTGAATCTAGAGCTTGAAATATCATCTTTTCTTTCTTTCGTTAATGATTGCTTAAGTTTCTTTACCCATTGGGGTAACTCTATCTAATGATTCTATCACAATCTTTGTGCCATTGTCAAGCCTTTTTGCAATCATTATTTGGTTGCCTCCGTTGGCATATGCCAAGCTTCTTCCCTTTACTGCCTGATTGATTACGTTCAAGGCTCTTTCAAGGTTGTAATATCGATATGCGATCTTTGCGCGGGTGATTATTTTCTGAAATTGTCTAACAGATATTGAACTTTCCGATGGTGATTCTTCTAACCTCACCCTCAACAATAGCCTAAGCCAATAAACAACGTTATACTTCTTTTCTGTCTCGTCGATGGGCTTCCTGTGACTCAAACGCGAAACAGTCTTTCCCGAACAAACTGCTGTCCTTTTGACTGAGGGGTTTGATGCCACAAAACTCTGATACGTAGAGGTGAGGAAGCCCCTCAAATCGTCCATATCATGCATGTGGGTTTTCATGCAATATTCTTCAAAATAATCACTGGCAGATCCTGGCATCCTTCTCACGCCGGCGCGCACCATATATCTTAGCATTTTTGTCGACGATAGGTTTGCTACAAGCCGCCATGGAGCATTTTTATCTACCAAGAACCCAAACTGTTCTGCCTTAGCAACATATGTCGTGAAATATTCTGATTCCACCATCGGTGTCTTCACTGAATCGTCAGATATATCATTCTCGCTTAGATTAATTGCCAGGCCTGAAACTTCGGTTGGCGTGTTGTTAAGCAAGACTATCCCAGTTCTAGTTATCGGGAACTGCACCCCCATGGGCTCCATGTGCTCTTTTATAAAAACTCTCACAAAGTCATCAAAATTTTGTATGTCTTTTTCATTCCTTTTTAATAAAAAACTAACAAAGTACTTTTTCATTTCAGAAATATGATTCTCCCGCAGAAGATCGAAACTGTGCCAGCATGACGTCGGGAGTAGGGGCATTATTCCAGGCGGAGGCTGTGTCGAGTTGCTAGCTAAAAGCTCAATATAGCTTCTCCGGAAATCCTCAAAAGCTCTGACTACGAAATTCACCCCAAACACACCTGATGTACCTTCAAAGTATTCTAGGGCGCCCTTCGAGTCTTCAGTCATTAGATAACAGGCATCGCCCCTCCTGTCGACTTTACCATAAAGCCTATTTTCGTTGGCTGTGTCAATATATGGAATATCCGAGGGGAAGCTGAGGTGCTTATAGATGCTCCTAAGCTTATAAGATGCCTCAGCGCCATGATTGTTGTTTCCTATGTACTTAGATGGCATTTTTTACCTCCTACTTTGTATTCTTTAGAACATCTTTCGTATCCATGTACTCTTCTTTTTTGCCGCTATCTTCATGGGCAATCTTAGCTCTCTTGTGTTTTCGGACTTCGTCGGCGATAGACTGGTATTCTCCGAATAGATCAGACTCGGGATTAACAAACTGGTATATACCTTTTGGCGTGGCGACTTTAACTATGATGGGATAATATGTATCGCCAGCGTCGC